CCTTAGCAACAATACCCTTAACAATTTCACAAGCAGCGTCTTTAAGAAGTGGATCTAAAGGATCTGGCACAAACCCTATTCGGTTTTTCATCCAAACGTTTGCTAACTTAACCAGACGTGCTTTATCACTGTCCGGTGCAAAGTCACTGCCCAAAATTGAATTTGCGTCATCTACAGTGATAAAGCTCATATCATTATTCCTTCGGGATTAATTTAAGAAGTTCTGCTTTAGTTGCCGATGGTTTATAGCCAATGTTTTTACTAGCTAAAAACTCTTTTAATTGATCATTGGACCAATTTTCATAATCATTGGTTGCTGTTTCATTTTCTTGGGCCAAAACAGAATCACCCGCTTCAATTTCAGCGATTCGAGCTTGCATTGCTGGAACGCTGTTTTTAAATGCATCAAATTCAGCTTGCATGCTTACCACTTGTTCTTCAGCTGCTTTGGCCGCTTTGTCTGCCAGGACCACAGCATCTTTTAAACGAGAATTTTCAGAAAGTACTTCCGAACTATTACCATTGGCCTGTTCTAAGATTTCAATTTTCTTTTTAAGTTGAGTGTTTTCTTCAACAACTTTTTCACACTCAGCTTTTGTAACATCAATGACCTCTTGCAGCTCTGGTGTGATTCCTACAGCGACATCTACTTTTGCTAGCGCACCAGATGAACGTTTATAGTGAAGAGGAACATCACCACCATATTCATCTGCTGGCTCGACTGAAGTGTCAGCAGCAGCTAAGCGCGCATTTCTTAAAACCCAGCCTTCTCCTTGAAGTTTGTTTACATTTACAACCGAAAAATCATTTGTAAAATAGATTTTTTTTGATTTTGCTTTCATTTCATTTTTTCCAAAAAAATAGCCCCTAAATAGGGGCTAAGAATTTATTTTGATTTAACCAAAACACCTGCAGTGTCTTTAATTGAACTAGCAATTAAATCCCAGTTTGTTGGCGTACCGATTGAGGCATCATTTGGAGATTTACCGCCGTTTGCCATATCCCATGCATAGCCTTTGACACCAACGCCATAAGTCCATTCACCTTGATATGTATACTTAAGATTTTCTCCACCAGTTGTTGGCACCAATTCCGCATTAAAGTCTTTATTATCTTTAATTACGATAGCTTCTTCGACCAAGCCTAAAGAGTTGAAGTAAGGTGTACCTGCTTTATCACCAACAAGAGCTGGCGAATCAGTAATGACAAAAACGCGGCCGAATGGATCTCGAATTACATTCACACCGTCATAATTAAATAATCGTTCAGTGTTAGCCAAGGCGTTGTCATAAAGGTTGTGAATAGTTGTTGAGTGAACGATCCAAGAGCGTAAAGCTCCAGAACGATCACCCATTCGTCCAGCACCTTTATTTAGCAAGCGGAAACTTGGATCAGCAGTTCCGTCACCTTCTACTGCTGCCGTATTACCTGAAATTGCAGAAACGGTACCGAGAATACCTGCATTCAACATATCCGCAATTTTAGCTTTGCCAAGTTGCTCACCGATGGTTAATGCTGCTAATTCTGGATTTTGAAGAATCCAATGATATTGCTGCACTTCATATTCAATTGGTGGTGTGCCCGCAGCAACTTTCACGGCGACATCAAGCATTTGTTCAAGTCGTTTAGATGCAACCGTACCACTACCATAAGCATTACGACGGCGAACTAGACCTTGAATGGCTTTAAAGGAAGCTTTTAAGTCAAAGTCGCCATTGAAAGGCTCATTGAGAAGAACAATAGTCCCTTGTGAGGCTTCGTTAAACTTATTAACGTCTTGTGCCACTGTTTCTGTCATTGACACATAAGTTTGTTTATTAAATACCTGTAAATCAAAAGGCATGGGGAATTTCTCCTAAATTAATTTTGCTCGCCGACTTGTTTGAGATATGCAATTTTTTCGGCTTCTGTTTTGCAATCTGCTAATGATTTGGCAGTTACGCCACCTTGACCACCTTTACCTTGAAAACCTCCCCCGCTAGCTTGGCTTGGCTTAAGGATTGAATCTTTGAACTGATATCCACCGACCAAGCTTTCTAATGCCTCATCAAAATCAGCAACTTCACCAGGTCGTGCACGTGAAAAGATTTTTTGTCCATCTGGACCGTATGCAATGACTTTGCCTTCTTCGATTTTGAAATTTTTCCCGAATTGAGCTTGGATTAAGTCAGCAGGCACAGACAGGTTGTCTTGAATGTACTTAGAACGAGCAAAACCACCGCCAATAAGTTCGTTATGCAGTTGGGCTTGAAAGTCATCACGCTCCTTAACGATTGGTGCGTACTTTTCTTCAACAGCTTTAATGGCTTCTGCTTTAACCTTTTCGACTTCACCTGCATCAACAAGTTTCTTATCATCAAAGTTTTTTAAAGTTTCGATTGCCTTTTTGGCCGCAGCTGGATCATCAATCCCTTCAAATGCTTTTAAACTTGCTTCAGCTTGTTCTTTAGCAAGACGATGGTTTTTAGATTCATTCCCCAGCTCATCAATTTTCGAAATTGCACGTGGTGCATCAAAACCGACTTCTTTCCCATCATCATGAACATAAACAGGATGGCCTTGTTCATTGATTACTGCGTAAGTCTTACCTTCAATAATTACTGTTTTAAGTTTCATAGGTTTCCACCATTAATTGTTGAGTTTCCACTCGTTTCGCTGTTTGCTTCCGCTTTCAGCAAGCAATAAAAAAGCGCCCCTTAGGACGCTCTATTTCAATGAGTTATTTATGCAATGTTGTAGCCTTCTACACCACGTTTTTGTCGATTTCGAGTGCGTTGTTCAAGCCACATTTGACCTTGTTCAATATTCGTAATCGCGAGTGAATTTTCACGGCAAGGGAACTTTTCATTTAGAACACGTAAACGATGTAAAACAATCGCAAGCAACGCTTCATTCGTGATGCCATTAACTCCTACTTCGTTAACTGGACCAAGTTGAAATTGAATTGGAGTTAGTGTTTCACCAGCTAACACATCATAAAAATGACCTGGTTCCAGTAACTGTTCACCCTCAGGAGTTTTAACAGTTTCATTGTGACTTACGGTAACGCCGTTATCATCTTTATGAATTTCACTTCCAAAAACGACATTTTGAACACAATCAGGTTGATATGAATGTTCAAATACATCTTTTGGCGACCAAGAGATATATCCTTTATGATCCGGATGATTAGCTTTGCCACCATCTTTGTATTCAATTAAATAACCTTGATCACTTGGATTTTCATTTTCAGGAATTTGCCACCCTTGGTATTCATTGTATTCACCACGTGACATAGGCATTGCTAGAACTGATTTGGTGCCAATATAAGCAACCATTGATAAAGCTAATAGCTTTTTAGACATTTTCTTCTCACAAAAAAAGCACCCGAAGGTGCTATGGTTGAAATTTTAATTAGCGTTTCCGCTTTAAGTAATCTTTAAAGTGGTTTTTTCTTTGCCAGTAGATAAGCCCACTAACAACGAAAATTGAAACAAAGATAAATTCTGGACTAATACTCATAATCCCAACTCTTTAAATGTCTGCTCATCCAACTTTCGTAGTTGGTCCAATGTATATAACCGCCCTTCTGGATCAAAGAACTTATCAAAATCAAATTTACCTTCCTTGTAGAGCTGGTAACGCTTCGGCCCTAACCATTCTTTCTGGAAAAATTCATCTGTTTTGTTGAAGAACTCTTTGAAATTGGTATTTGCGTCCAATTTTCCAATCAATTGACTACGCTCATCTTTTGGAATGTCTTTAACTCGTCGCTCATCCATTACAAATGGACGTTGACCACTTAACTCTCCGTCTTTTTCCACTGGCACTAAGATGCTTCGGCAATGCGGATGCAACGGCGGTACTCGCTTGGCTGGATCATTTATTTCCCAAATTGAACCATCCAGAGATGCGCATAACTTAGAAGTTCGACCATCTAAAACACTAACAAATCGGACATATTCAAAGCCTATCTTGTTATAACTAGTTAAATAGGCTTGATTGGCAACATGGCTTCGTACTGTTCTAACCGTACGATCTATATCAGACTTGGTACCATTTAAAATACCATCCTCATAATTAAGCCGTTTGGTACCACGTATACGCTGAATAATTTCCTGATTCGTTTTACCAGTAACTATTCCGTCGCGAATTGCATATTCAACTTTTTGCCGAGCGCTTTCAGCAATTTTAGATAGCAAATCATCCACTAACGCACCGCCGGTAAGTGGCACTTTTTTAGCTGCAGAATAAAGCTTTTCACCATCGGGCTTTTTGATCTTACTGCCGTATAACTTAGCCATATAATTAGCTTCATAAACAGCCAAAGTTGTAGCAGAGATAACAAAAGCTTCAGGCAAACTTGTATTCACACCAGCAAACCACTGGGCTATCAGATCCTTAATTTCCTTGAGGTTTGAAGTTGTATATTTACCACCGGCTAAAGCTATTTTCTCCGACTCATTAAGTTCATCCAATAGATCTCGAAGCTTAGATAACATTGCATTTGTATCTTCACTGAATAGACCTAGCAACTCATTTACAGATTGCGAAGAGGCACGATATAGATAAGCCTGGTGTTGTGTGAGTGCTTCAAATAGTTTTTTAATATCTGCTGCCATCTCACTCTACCTTTTGACCTAAAGTACCTTCATTTTCAGCTTCAACATTCTGTATCTCTACATCATAGTTTTGTTTAGGAAACATTCCCGTTTGGTTATATTCCCACCAAGTTTTAAATGAAGATCGTCCTTGTAATGCTGCTTCATAGAGTTGTCGCGAAAGTTCTGCTAAATAGCCCTGTTTACTGAATTCCTGACTAATTTCAAACATCAGATCGTCTTTATTAAGAACATCAACATTTGCGATTACGTATTTGGCACACCATCGCAAAGCCATTGATAACGCTTCATTCATGTTCACTACACATAGCGATAGAACAGAATGCTGCACAGCATCATCATTGTTTGCTTCAGTAGCTGTTTTGGCAGCAGAACCCTTTTCAATTAAGCGTGCGCCTAATTCTTTCATTTGGCTCCACTTATCTTTCATTGCCTCACGCGCCAAAGTGTTAGGATTAGCTTGTTCGATCCCAATTTTGCCATTTTCAGGTAAAGGTAAAAGAACCTTAGCGCCAACATAAATGCCTCGAGCTTTTGCCTCATCAAACCATTGCCAGCTTACTCCGCTCACATAGTATTGTGGTTGTCCCATATAAAAAACGGACTCTTGGAAGTCCGCACTGTCACGATAATGAGCTAAATTTAGATTAGTTAATGCAAGTAATGGAGGCTTCTTAATTTCTTCAGAATTATCTACCGCACCGACAAAAGTGAATGGAATATAAGACCAAGTTTTACCACTGTAATCAGTTGGAAATTTTTTTGGTCCGCCTTCATATTCTCCCTTGTCATTTTTGGTATAAATCTGAACAGAATAAGCAAAATCACCATTTTCATTTGGCTCTAAACGCAAAACTCTGAATTGTTCACGATCCTCTTTACTGAAACCATCACCTCCACGGGTAGAAACAACCTCACGGATAACAACTAAACAGAGTTTTTTCTGGTTCCCAACCATCATTGAATCCCAGTTAATAACATCAACTGCATTCAATAAGTGAATCATGGGATAAAAATTTTGCTCTTTATATTCCTTTAAATTTCTGGCCGGAATTACGTCTGGATAGTCAACGTATAGAGCACAACGATAGTGCTTCAATAAATGCCGGATACCAGTCTGAGCCAATTGATATGCACTTAAACCAGCACCATTAGCATTTCGCTCTAAATGTTCCAATTCAGGAGTAAACTTAAAACTTGGATCCGTTGCAAATGCTGCTCCTACCAAGCTATTTAACGTGGTTCCTGTTACCTCATAAAACACTGCACGTGTCAGGTAAGAAGAGTAAGCTGCATCATTTTCTGGCGTTTTATCATGTGCGTTAGGTTTCGGTAAGTACTTCTCACGCTTTTCTTTTACAGCATCCTCACCATCACATACATCATCAATTTTTTGCCAGAGTCCTACGTTTTTTACATACTCTGCATGCTTAAAAGTTACGTCACTCATCGAGCAAATCCCATTTTTGCAAAGAAGGCTTCAAAACCTTCATGTAATTCATTAAACGCATCTGAAGCTGCATCCACTTGATCATCATGTGTACCGTTAGGAAAATGACGAAGCTCATCAATAAAGTCCTTATTCCATTCGCCTTTGAGCATACGCACATTTCCTACGTTAACTTGGGCCGCAAATGGTTGTGCCCGTGTGAGTTTGTCACCTGAAATTGATTGGGCTATTACGCTATAACCCGCAAGAAGCTTCACAAATGAATTAGCTTGCGATTTACCAGCTTGACCAGGGTCTTGTGGTAAACGCACAGAAACTTTTTTCCCATCAAGCTTTGCTGTTTGTTCTAAACGCTTATTAACATTGTCAGGCCCAAGCTGACCTCTTGTTACATCGACAATATATGTAAAGCCATCTGCGCCTAGTGCTTCTCGAACACCTACTGTAAAGTCGCCTTCATTTTCAGTTGCCCCAAAGTCCCAAGCCCTCACTTGTTTCAATACATCCGCAGGTAAAGCATCAACAATTTGAATATTGTCAGGCTTAAAAAAACCGCCTGCTGGCGGTGATGGCATTTGACGGTATTGCCCGGCAAATACATACGGTGCGGCTTGCTCCATTAGCCTCAATTTTTGAATATTGTGTTTTGCTGGCCATAATGCAGATCCATCTTCTTGAATAGCTGAAAGACATAGATGCTCCCATACCTCACCGTTACCACCCGCTACAGGAACACCTTCCTTTCTATCTCCCAACAACCAGCCTGCTAAATCATCCTCATGCAAGCGCTGCATAATGACGATAATCGGTGTATCAGGTGAGTTAGTACGTGACTCGAGGGTGTTTTGAAACCAATCAATTACACCTTCACGAATCGTTTTAGAAGATGCTTCATGAGCTTTATGTGGGTCATCAATAATAATGCAGCCACCAAAGCCTTTACGAAGTTTTCCCGCACCAAATCCAGTAATGGTACCGCCTGTACCAGTTGCATAGCAGACACCACCTTCAGAAGTTCGCCAGAAGTCTTTAGCCTTACTATCTTCTCGTAATGTAAAGTCCGGAAAGACTTTCTTATAGGCTTCCTCTTGTACCAGTGTCCTTACTTGAAACGCATTATTAGCAGCAAGCATTGCCGAATAACTGATATGAATAAATTCCGAGTCTGGATTTTTACCGAAACACCATGACATGAAATTAATTACAGCAATTTCTGTTTTAGAATAGCGTGGTGGAACGTTAATAATTAACCGCTTAGTTTCACCGCGATAAACTTTCATCAAAGCTTCACAGATTTCTAAGTGGTGCCAGTTCTGCATCCATTTATAACCACGGCGCTCCTTAAACATGTACCTTGTGAAGAAATATAAATCTTCTTGCGCCTCGATCCGGATGGCTTTATCCCGAGCCGCATCAGTACTCATCTAAGACTTCCCTCCGCGCTTTTAAGTAATCTTCCATTGGAACTGGAATTTCAGAATTAACCGTTTGAACTGGTCCGCCGTCTTTGCCTGTAATTTCTTGGCGATTAGTAAATTGACCACCAATGTCTTTAGCGGCTTGCTCAAGAATTTTTAAGGCTGTTTTGACGTTTCTAGTCTTCTCAAGTTGTCTTTGGTATTGCTTCAATCGGTAGTACTTATTAGCAATTGGAATATCAATTAAGCCTTTATCAAACTCATCTCTGGTTTTTTCAAATAGTTCGACATACTTTTTGCTTAAGTTCTTACCAGCAACCTTTGTAGGGTCATAAGTTGCAACTTGAACACGATCTATATCAACGCCAAACTCTTGTTTTACGAGTTCAGCCACTTCTTGAGGTGTATCACGACAAGCAAGAGACTGAACTATAAAGATTTTCACAGGCTCTTTTAGTGTCGCCATAACTTCCTCATCGTATAACTACGTATAACAAAATGGGCAAAAAAAAGAGCCATTAGGCTCAATTGATTACACAGTTGCCGCAGCATTTTGAAATATCAAGATTCGAAACAAACGGCGGATTCTTTGCGACTTCAATAAGTCGCTTAACATTTTTGCTTGGTCCATAACGTTTAACTACGCCAATAAACTCTTCAACGTCATGACCTGCAAGATAGTGCTTAGGAAGACCAGAACTATCGCTATAAACAATTTCTCCGTCCTCGTCTCTCATCACTCCAATGTGGTAAAGCTCATGTTCAAGCAAGTAACAGAACTCTGTATCGTTTGCACGCTCACAGAAAGAAGCGTCGACAGTTATTAAGTATGTTGGCACAAAGCCGAACCAGTCTCGCATTTGCTGCTCTTGTCGGGCTTTCTTCCAGCCGCCTTGTTGAAACATAACCTTTTCACATTGCCCCAGCACCATCGCCTGCTTGCTTTTATATGCAGAAGAGGCCCAGGCAAATGCTAAAAATTCTTCATTATCGTGAAGCAGCTCAGCTATGTGATCATGATCGGGGTTATAAAGAGGTCCACCAATAGTTAAGTAATTAGCAACAACCCATTTTTTTAGATCTGGTGCTGGTGTTAGTCTAATTGCTTCTTCTTCATCTGCTTGATCAATAAAATCAGTTGGAGGAAATGGTCTGATCTGATCCATTAAATATTTGCCTCTTTAAATTTTTAAGCCATTGGCTTGCGAAATGAGCTTGGATCTGTAATGGACCAGATTCATTAATCTTAAATCTTGGTGCTGCCTCTATGCGAATTACTGTGTAACCCATCTCTTCAGCCACATCGTAACGATCAAGACTCCAAGCTTTGTTTTTTAGCTTACCCTTTCGACCACCCGACCAAGGGCCACCAGCAATTTCAACTAATATGTGATGTTCAATTAAATGAAAATCAAAACGCCAATGCTTAGTAGACTTAAACTGGAATTTCTTTTCGTACTTAATTTCCAGATTGTCTAAAGCTTCAGTAAATTCTTCCTCTGCCTCTAAGTACTTTTGAGTAGCTTTAGGTAGCGGTCTGGATTTGGGTTTGGTTTTAGGTTCTTTTTTCCGAGTAAGCCAAAAGTATTCTGTAGAATCCATTATTCTCACCCATAAAAAAACCGCCCTAAGGCGGTGGCTAAACTCACAGGCAATATAGTATTACTTCTTAAAAGTTGCCTTATAAAGCTTTGAATTAAAGTAATCCGTAATTTCTTT